GGGCGGACAGAGGCGGATACGATGCACACCTACCAGATCACGAGCACGCGGGACGGGCGCGACCTGGGCCGCTACGAGGCGGACGACGAGCGCGGTGCCCTCGACTGCATGGCGCTGCTCTCCGGCTACCGCGACGCGGATGCCGCGGCCGCAGCCATCGGTGGCCCGCTCGACTGGTGCAAGGTCGAGCGCACGGACGCCGGCGATCTGGACCGCGCCGCGATGCTCGACGTGGACGGCGTGGACGGCGACACCTTCGCGATCACGGTCGGGGACCTGCTCGACGCGAACTCCGAGGACGAGGAGATGATCGCGGTCATCCGCGACGCGAAGCGCGACGGCAGCGCCATCGGCGGCGGGGGCGCGGCGCCCGAGTACACGGTGCGCTGGATCGGCTGACGTCCTGCCCGCGCCCCCGACCCCGGAGTCGGCGGGCGCGGAGAGAGCGCGAGCGACACACGGCCCGCGGCAGCGGGCGGAAGAGGCAGAGACGATGAGGACCTACCAGATTTGTGACGGCGAGGGGCACGAATACGGCCAGACGACGCGGGAAACGGCGGTCCTGGCCCTGTCCGCGGCGGCGCAGTCGCACGACGTCGAATTGGGCGCGTTCGACTGCGACGACATCGACCCGGAGGACGGCGCCCGCTGCGTCCTCGCCGCGAAGCCGGACGGGTCGTGGCGCTGGCTCGTGAGCGGAGAGACCTTCGCGGGATTCACGGGCCGCTGACGGACGCGGCCCGGGCCCGCGCCCGGACGCTGGCGGAGGTGTGACGTGGGCGGCCCCGGCCCCGCGGCCGGGCGGTGACGCGCGCGAGCGCGGAGAGGGGGAGGGACGTGGAAGCGATCTGGCTCCTGCTTGTCGGGCTGGCCTCCGGCGTGCTGGCCGCGTGGCTGTACCAGCGGTGGGCCGGGTACATGCCGAAGGCGTCGCAGCCGACGGGCCGGACGCGCATCCGCCTCGACGTGACGCTCCACTGCGTGGACGAGGCGAGCGAGCGAATCGCCGCGGCCGTCCCGCCCGCTACTCCCCGCCCCTGACCCCCGCATTCGCCGCCGCCCGCGCCGTCGCGTCGTTGTCCAGCCGGGCCGGCACCTCTACCTCGACGTAGGGGTCCCATCCGCCGGGGATGTTGAGCCCGACCCGCACCCGGAACCCCGCCGCGCATCCCGTGAGGATGAGCGCGGCGAGGATGGCGAGCGCGAGCCTCACGGCGCCGACCTCTCCGCCGCCGTCTCCAGCCCGAGCCGGATGGCCCCGCAGACGAGCGGCGTCGCTGACTGGATCCGCGCCAGCGCCCGCGCCAGTGACGCCGCGTCGGCCGTCGATAGGTACGGCGCCGCGACCTCCGCCCACGGCTCGACAGCGTCGACCGTCGCGAGACAGCCGCGCTCGACGGCAGACGGCGTGCCAGGCGCGAGGAATGCGGGGCCGCAGCTCTGCGCGACGAGCAGCCCGAGCAGCCCGCCAGCGATGAGGAGTACGACGCCCACCGGCCCGCCCGGGACGCCGCCGCCGATGCGCGGCTCCGGCGACTGCGGGTCGAGCCCCTTGCGCACGCGCCAGACAAGGAGGAGCACACCGGCGACCGCCTGGACGACGCCGCTGATCAGCGCCAGGAGCTGGCCCGGGTCGAACGCCGCCGCGCCCTGCGCGATCTGGACGGCGTACACGATCAGCATCACGAAGCCGGACAGGGCGGCCATGAGCCCGCCGAGGAATCCAGTCGAGAGGAACCACGGCACGGTCGGCATCGCTACCTCCTCGCGGCGCGGTGCCGCATCACTCCACGGTCAGGATCGGCACGCCCTCCGGCAGCCGCGCCGGCGCCGCCAGCCCGACGAGCCGGAACACCCGCCGCCGGTCCGGATAGCTCCGCTGGCGCGCCGCGCGCGCCCCGGCCGTCTCGCAGGTCAGCGGGCGGCAGGAGTAGCGCCGCGTGATGAGCCCATTGACGCCGGCCGTGTCGTCAAAGCCGCCGTCGGCGCCGACGATCCACAGCCCGCGCAACAGGACCCCGTCCCAGATGACCGGCACGCGGCCGCAGTCGACGAGCAGCACGACGTGTGAACGGTAGACGACGAGGCAGAGCGCGCCCGGCAGCGGGTCCGGCAGGTGGTCCAGGTCCCAGGCCCGGCGCCCTCGCGGGTGCGCGTCGCGGACGTGCTCTGCGAGGCCCGGGCGGCGGATGGACTTCCCGATGGACTTCCCGATGTCGCCCCAGCCGGCGCGCAGGTCGTAGAGGAGCCGGAGCACGATGCCGACGAAAGGCGAGCACGCCGCCGCCGGGCTCGGCCACGCGGACGGGTCGGAGCCCAGCTTGCGCTCGACCGCCTTGTCGGGCCGCCGCGCCCGGCCCTTGATGGTCGGCACCGGCTTCCATGACGCGCCGACCACGAGCGCCGGCCCGCGCCACTGCGCCGCGGCCGGCCCGTACCGGAACCCGGCGCGGAGGCACTGCGTGAGCACCGCGCCCACGCGGGCATGCCAGCGGTCGTCAGCCCCCATCCTCGCCCCTCTCTCGCATCCGCCGCGCTAGCGCCAGCGCCGCCGCCGCCGCCTCCGTGGCCTCCGCGACCGCGTCCCGCCGCGCCCGCTCGACCCGCTCCGCCTCCTCGCGTGCGTGGCGCCGCGTCTCGTTGCAGTCGTCGTGCGTGACGACCGACTTGGCGAGCGCCGCCACGGCAGCGGCGACGCCGTCGACCGTGCCGACGAGCCGGCGCACGAACCAGCCGAGCACGAGGACGAGCAGGCCCACGCCGCCGGCCAGCACGGCGGACAGGTCGATGGACACCGGCGGCGTGACCGTCTCGCGCAGGGCCTCCACGATAGCGCGCACGTCCTCAGGCGTCATCGTCCACCGCCGTCCCAGGCCGTGAGCAGGGCGCGCAGGCCGGACACCACGCCCGAAAGCAGGCGCGTGATCGCCGCGTCGGTAGCCGCCGCGAGGACGGCGGAGAGCACGTCCTCGTGACCCAGCGGCTTCATCATGACCGGGATGCGGGACCGCCCGAGCGCGGCCGCCTCAGGCACGTCGACCTGCCCGGTGATGACGACGACCGGGCGCGCGTGACGCTGCGCCGCCGCCCACACCATCGTCTGGCGCGGTGCCGAGTCGGTGAGCCTGAGGTCGACGACGAGGCAGTCAGCGCCGGCCAGGCCCTCAGGCGTCACGTCACCGAGGCCGGCGTGGCAGGTGACGTCGCAGCCCTCGGCCGTAAGCCAGCGCGCCACGAGGGCGGCGACGTCGCGGTCGTCCTCGATGACGAGGATGCGCGGGGCGGTGGTCATGGTGCGGGCCTCGCGATGGCGGTTGCGAGCGCCTTCTCTGTCGCCTTGACGACGTTGCTGGCCCAGACGCGGTTGACCGTCGTCTGGACTTCCTCGATGAACGGCCAGTCCCGCGGCTGCTGGATCTTTTCGCGGAACAGCCACAGCGCCTTGATCGGGAAGCGCTCCTTCCCGGCGCGGATGTACACGCCGAGGCGGTCGTTGATCCGGGCGACGAATGGCGAGGGCTTCGCGCGCTGGACCCGCTTGCCGGCCTTTTTCCGCGCGAACCGCGAAAAGGACCGCTGGTTGGCCTTCCCCAGAATGCGGGACGGCCACGTGCGCTCCGGTGTCTGTGCCTCGGGCGTGGGGCGCCCGCCGCCCGGGACCGGGATCGCCATCGCCTTGCTGCCGGCCTTCGGCGTCACGGTCTCGCCGACGCCGTGCGCCCGCATGAACTCGTCGACGCTACCGACCTCGGCCGACAAGTGCGTCTTCTTCGCTGGCGTGAAGCGGATGCCGCGCGCGACCCAGTTGCGGCGGATCTCGAAGTGGTCGCCGAGCGTGCCCTTGATCTCGCCCTGGACGTCCTGCGCCGTGCGGGTCAGGGCCAGCGCGAAAATGAACGGCGCTTGCGTCTGGATCACGTCCAGCGGGCCGACGAGCTGGCGCACGTCGAGGTCGATGCGGATGACGTCGCCTGCCATCACGCCCCCTCCCGTGCTACGATCGGAGACCGCCGGCGGACGGCGACGGGAGGGCGACGATGCGCGGCTTGCTGGTGACGGTGGCGGTCATGGTGCTGTGCGGGTGCGATGGCGTCGTGCCGTTCGGCGACGTCGAGTGCGAGGCGCCGGACGTCCGGCAGACGCCCTGCCGCGCCGCGGTCGACGTCGCGGGCGAGGACTTCGTCGTCCTCTGTCTGACGCCCGTCCCGAACATGCCCATCGGCAACCATCGCTACCTCGACGTCGACGTCATCACGCCGGATTGATGACCGTGTAGTGGACGTCGATGTTCTGGTTCTCCTGCGCGACGCCGTGGTTCAGGATGTTGAACGTCACGGTTCCGACGCCGATCCCGACCATCCCGCCCTGCACGAGCCCCTGGCTGGCGCCCGCCGTCGAAAATGACCAGATGATCAGGCTCGTGGCCGCGATGCTCGTGTTTGCGACCACGATCGCCTGCCACGCGCCCGCGGCGATGCCGGCGGCGTTGACCCACGTGTACGTCTCCGCAGCCTCGTTCGTGGCGTCCGTGATGCGCAGACCGCCGGTCGCCGTCACCTCGCCGGTGGCACCATCCATGCGGCAGGTCGCGCTGTTGCCCACCGTCGCGTGGTCGACGTCGCCGCCGGCGTAGACGGAGCCGAGGACGTGCGCGTTGCCGCCGTTGCCCTCGATCTTCCATGAGAGGTTCTGATTCGCGTCCGTTTCGCCGATGGCGGCGCCCGCGTCGTACCCACCCGCGACCGTCTGGCCCGTCTTGAGCTCAACGTTGCGCGAGCCGACGATGACGGACCGCACGCCGGACGCGATGGACAGGTCCGACCCTGCGACGTGATTGGACGCCCCGGACGAGACGTTCCCGGTCCCCCCTGCGATCGTCGCGTTGGCGGCGCTCGCCGTGCTCAACTCCGCGCCGAGGATGGCAGCCCCGGCCGCGCTCGCTGCGTTGTTCGTCCCGCCGCAGATCGCCGAAGCGTCGCCGCTCGCTATGTTGACAGCGCCGCCGAGCGTCCCGCTGTACTGCCCCGACGCCCGGTTCTGGTCGCCGCCGCAGACCGCCGACTGAGGCCCGTCCGAGCGGCTGGCCGTCGCCGCGATGACCGCGCAGGTGTGGTGGTTCGTCACCACGCCCGTGTCGGCCACGTCACTCATGATGGCTGCCGCGCCGCCGATGGCGTCGACGAGCTGCGTGTCCGTAGCCTTGACCAGCGCGATCCCGGCGTTCAGGACGAGTCCGCACAGCTCCTCCTGGATCGTATTCACGTGCTCGGCGTCCACGATCGTCCCCGGCACGGGCCCGACCGGATCGGTGTAGTACTGGTCCGGCGTGCCCGGCGCGGTGTGCGCGGCCGGGGCGGCGACGGACGAGGGGTTGTCGACTCGGTACATGCTGGACTCCTACACCGCCAGGAAGTACGGCCACGTGTGCGCCGGCGCGATCTCCGTGATCAGGGCTTCGAGCGTCGCGTTGACGGGCAACGGGTACACGACCACGAACGAATGCGCGTGCGCGTAGCCGCCGCCGATGGCGTCTCCGCACCGCCCGACGCCCGCCCGGAACGCCGGCTCGTCCGAGGCCGGCTCGATGACGTCCACGTCGCCGACCACGTAGCCGAACGCCTCCGCCACGCCCTTGATGTACGCGGGCGCGCACCCGCCGCGGGCCCGCCACTTCGCCGCCACCGCCGCCTGCCGCTCGGCCAGAGTCGCGGCCGACGCCGGCACAATCCCGAGCATGGTCTCCCACGTCGCGATCGTCTCCGTCGCGGCGCCGGGGAACATCTCGTTCAGCGCGTCATCGGTCCGGGCGTCGAGCCGCGCCCACTCCGCGCCGAGCGCGTCGACGAAGTCGGAGAGCGTCGCGTGCGCCCGCGAGTAGAGTCCGCGGATGGACGGCGGTAGCAGCCCGATCAGGCGGTCGGCGTACTCTGTGGCGGTCATGCCCATCAGCTCACCGTGATCGCGCCGGGGGTGAACACCTGCCCGATCGCCGTCGTGATGTTCGCGGCGGGGGCGGCTCGCGTAAAGTAGTCATCGCTGCCGATCGCGTTCTGGATCGCGGCGTCGAGCTGCGACAGGTACAGGGTATTCGCGGCCGCCGGTGTGGCCTGCCGCTCGGCCAGGTCCCAGAGCGCCGCCGTGATCGCCGCGAGCTTGGCGACCGGGTCGCCGCCGATGTTGATCGTCACGGCCGTCGCCGTCCCGGTCGTGGTGATGGCGGTCGCGGCCGCGGTCACGGGCCGGCGGATGGCGTGCGCGTCCGCGTCGACCTCGTCGATGTAGTTCTGCACGGTCGTGACGTTGCCGGCCGACGGGAGGATCCCGCCCGCCACGCCGTAGCCGTAGGCCATGACGAAGTAGACGCGGACGACGTTGTCCGATGGATGGTAGACGCCCACCTTCCCGACGTGCGCCAGGTCCGCCTTGGCCCACGTCGCATAGTCGGCCGCAGAGCCGCCCTGCGGCGTCTCCTGCAACCGCTCCGCGATGCGCGCGCCGTGCTCCTCGCGGGTCTCCTCATCGGCCCCGTCCTGCGTCACGGACGCGACCACGGCAATGCTGGCGACGTCGACGATCGGCGTCGTCAGCGTGAACTCGTCCGACACCGTCGACGCGCCGAAGTCGCCGGCCTCCGTCGCCGTCAGCGCGAGCACGACCGTCCCGCCGCCGCCGACCGCGCCGCCAACGTCGGCCGTGTAGAGCTGGCCGTCGCCGCGGGCAAGCTCCGTCGTGATCGGGATCGCCGTCGCGGCGACGCCCGTGAAGGTGGCCGTGACCTTCTCGGGCACGGCGTCGATGTACCCGAGCCCTAGCAGGTCACCCCAGCGGCGCACGTTGACCAACGCCGCGAGCGTGACGAACGCCTGCCGGACGACCCACGCGAGCCGGCCTTGAAGCAGGTACGACAGCATCCCCAGCGCGCGCGGGAATGGGTACAGGAGCGAGCGTGCGAAACGGGAGTGCCCGAAACCCTGCGCCTCGAAATCGCCCTCGACGCGGGCCACGATCTCGGCCTGCGTGTCGAGCACAAAGCCGGTCTGCGGATCGGTCTCAGGCACGGAACACCTCCCACCAGTCCGCGAACCGCAGTTCCGGATCCGGCGCGTTCCCGCGGTACGTCCGCACCGTCAGCGACAGGCGCTTTCCGCCGGCCGGGTTGGCTTCGATCGCCGTCGTCACCGCAACGCGCGAGCACAGGCCCTCCGTCACCAGGTGGGCCAGCGCCTCATCAGCGAAGTCCTGCGCCTTCCGGGCCGTCTCGTCGCTCAGGCGCGCGCGGGAGAGCGTCCACAGCCGCGAGCCGACCGCGGCCTGGTCCGTCGGCCGGAAGTGATCGCCGGGCCAGCCGCGCGGGTTGCCGTCCGCGAGCGGGTCGCCGTCGGACGCCTGCGCGCGCGCGTCGGCGAAGAGGGCGAGGATCACGGCTTGATGAAGGACCGCCAGCCGCTCGTTGCTCATGTCGGTCGTCGCGTCGGCCAGGAACGCCCACGGGTCGGTCCGCGCCGGCTGCGCGAAAAGTCCGGTGATGAAGTCGGCCGTGTCGGCGGCTGGGTTGACGACGTCGCCGAGCGCGCTTTCGGCCGTCGCCGGGGCGGTCACGCGGTAGAGGGTGGACGAGTCGAGCGCGACCGCGAGCCGGACCGTCGCGGGAGTCGGCGCCGTCGCGGCCGTGGGCACGAGCACGGCGCCGGAGATCAGCGCTTCAATGCGCCACTCGGACGCGACCGTGACCGTCCCGGCGGCCATCGCCTGGTCGAACGTAACGACCACGGCGGAGAGCCCGTCGGGGGTCGCGTCCGTGACCGTCGGCACGACGCCCTGGAACTCCAGGTGGCCGAGGTCGGCGGCCTCGACGGGCCGCGGGTCGCCGTTGAAGTCCTCGACGACGCCGACGTCGGCGCCCGCGTTGCGGAAGGCGCCGGCGGGCGCCATGGACAGCCAGTTAGCGGCGTAGGCCGGGTCGCCCACGGTGATGTTGGCGCCGAGGGTGCCCGCGATGACGTTCGTGTCGGCGACGTTGCCCCAGAAGCCGAGCCAGTCCGCACCGGCGCCGGCGTTGTTCAGCTCTACGCCGATGGCGCAGTCGACGGCCGTGCAGTCCCAGAGGGTCGCCGCCCGGTCGATGTTGAACCCACGCGCCGTCGCGTCCTTCGCCGCAC